AGAACGACTTCGGTGCGTTACCCCAATACATTTTTTCAAGAGCGATAGCAATTTTGTCTTCTTCAACACGAGACGCCGCCAAAATGTCCTGTGCTTCTTGGACACGGAAATCGATGGTGGCCGACAAGATCGATTCGCCACGACGACCAGTACGAATGTTCGTGCCGGACTCACCACCGAACTCTGCGGGAATGGAACCTTCCAAACGCTCTTGGCGTTCCAAACGGTCCAATGCCACATCTGTCTTATACCCAGGGTTTGTTTGCAACTGCTGGATGTCGCCACCTTTAACAATTCCCAACTGACCTGTTTTGCCGTCAGCGATTTGTAACACTTCAGGGTTTTCACCAGGGCGAGAAACCAGGTACTCATCAGGGAAAATGCCACGCTCAATAGCAATTTCGGTTAACGCTTGCAAACGGGCACGGGTGTAATACATCCCAAGCAAACCGTCGAACTGGCCTCGTGGCTTATCTAACGTGATGCGCTGAGGGATAACAACCAGTGGCATACCGGTACGGTTCGGCATACGGGACAGTTCCACAGCGGCACGACCCATATAAGCAATGCCGGACACAGGGTCACGATCTTTGTCGTAACCCAACACGGCGGTTACAACTTCGTTTTCGCACACATATTCAATGATGGTGAACGTGTCATCCCATTTCGGGTTCCCGACACGCAACACCCCATCCAAAGCGTTCCCAAAGTTTTGCATCAACCAGCGGTAGGTGCGGCTGTAAGTAAAAATTACGTTATCTGGAACAGGGTTATCTGCGTCAATTGTTGGAGCCGCAAAGGTATCTAACGGGTTACGCAAATGCCATTCAACTACCCGCTTATCAAAATTTGGCTTAAGAAAGACAGGGGCGGAAGCGTAAGCGAAGAAGAATCGTGCACGGCGACGATCTTTTTGTTGCATCCGGTTGTGGTCCCACATGGCAAGGATTGCTCGTTTGCGGTCAGCGGCCAGTTTCTTTGACCGTTCTTGTCCTTCACGCAACGCTGGAAAGTACGGGGTTGGCATCGTGGACGACACCCGCATAGACATTTGGTCTAAACCTTGAATGAACAGGTTCGCTACCGAAGAACGTGCTGAGCGGTCCAGTTCGGATAGCGGCACAATGATTTCACCGTTTGCCAGTTTGCGTACTTCACGCATTTGTTGAAGGATCGGCCCTTGGGCTTCACGACGCTCCTTATAGAGATCAACGATTTCTTCAACTGATTTCATTCACGACCTCTGGGTGGGCAAACTCCTGTGTAACGATAACACATCACGCTCCTCGTAACATCCAAGATGGTCGCCACTGGCGGGGTGGTTCCTTCACAGTGGTGAGGTTCGGCAGGTTCAGCACCGCCATCCATAAAGCCATCACAATGTCGGTGCCGTTCTTTTTGTCACGGGTCCATTTTGTTAACTCGTCCACTGCCGCCAACGTTTTCCAGTTCGCCCGCATGGTTGGGAACCGCATAGCCCCAGAGCGGATCAGCGGTGGGAGCAACGCTTCAACACCGGCCTGTTCGTCCAGTTTGTTGCGGGTGGTGGTGTGCGGGATGATATTGACGTTGTGGCGGGCTTGCCATTTGCGAACGAAGTCGTGCTGGAGAAGGAACCGTTGGGCGGCGTTAATTTCCACAACCCAATGGCTGATCGGGTACCCCATTGTGTAGGACCGTTCCTGCCATTCTTCCATCACGCCGGAATACACACGGGTTGTCGTGTCGTACCCTAAAACTTCTTCGGCGGTCAGTTTGATTCGTTCAATGTCCACGATGTGGTACAGATTTTGTTCCGGTTGGTAGATGATCCACACGAACGCCCAGAACATTGTTGGTGACGGGTCGATAGCAACGATGGATACCAACGGTTGGGCAAGGTTGGGGGGGATGTGGGCGGGTTGGCGTTCCACATCGATACATCCTGGGTACATCACCCCGTCCATGCCCATGCCGCCGGTCACCCAGGTGCGGTCAATGAGACGTGAATCCAGGTCCAGGTCTTCTTGTTGGTACACAACACGGAACACATCGGGTTTGTTGTGGCGGATGAACGACAGGTCGGACCAGGGGAGACGTTTCGGGTCCAGTAAAGGGCCGTTTGGGTACGGTTCGGCTTTGAAACTGCGACTGTTTTTCCCCGTATCCAAATCTTCGTAATACGCTTTGTAGAGGATGTGCTTGTACTTCTTATGTTTCACCGGTTCAATAGCGTCAACATCCTCAGGGTTGGTGACATCTTCACCGTCGTAGTTCATTTCGGTGTCTAGGTCGTACGTTTCTTTCGCTAAACAATGGGCGTACAAGTCACCAGACCCCAACCGTTGCCCGACCACTGCCAGCAACCCACCTGGGTCACAGCGGGCTTCGGCCACATTGTCCCAACGTTCCAACAACTTGTCCCGTTTCACTGACTCACGGGCATTATCAGGGGACGCAACGTCGTCAAACAGACATAAGTCAGCACGATGCCCAATGAACTCTGCTTCAATACCGTACGCACGAACAGTTGGTTCTTTGTTGTCCAACCCGTTCCCGTCTAACTGTTCAACAATGAACTCTTCGGCTCGCCACAACGCCCCCTTATCAACAGGTTTAAACCTGCCGTAATCAATCGACAAAGCCGCCTCAGCATTTATCGCTAAACCTTTCTCCACCAGAATCGGATCAGGTTCCATCGGAGACACACGCTCCAACGTTTCACGAATACGACGAGAATACATCTTCGCCATATCAGCCGAAACCGACCCGATCATCACACGAACACGCCGGTTACGAACAATTGCCCACACAGCCACATCATGAATCAACGTTGACTTACCCGCACCAGGAGGAACGTTCAAAACAACGAACTCTTTCTCCTCCGCTTCCAACAACTGAATCAAAGTGACAGCGGCTTCAACCTGCCAAGGAGACGGAACACGCCCAAGGTACCGGCGCCTAAAATAATCAAAATCGTCCCACCCACGTTTCGCTTCCTCGGACAACATGTCGTACGGAATAACCGACGGCAGATCCACCGCATCCATCATCCTCTGATACGACAACGATTGCTTACCGCCACCACCAGCACCTTTGGCGCCTCTGGCTTCCCACACCCGTTGCTCCGCCTCAGCGGCTTTCACCCGTTTCAACCAACGAGAACCAGTGTTGTAATGAATACCAGTCTCAGTGCAAGCCGCCTGGATTGATTTACCAGCCGCAATTAACGCAAAGAAACGTGCTTTGTCTTGGGGCGGAACCGCCCGTTTAGTCCCCATTTACTTGCGTTTCATACCTCGAAGACCAACATACGCAGTTAACGCATCAGCCCCAATCTTCTTCACTTTTTGCACACCACGAACAGTATTAATGATCGCTTCAGTTTGAGCAATCGTGCCAGCACGGGTCGCTTTTCTGATCGCCGCAACCTCAAGGTTGTTAATACGGGCGGCTTGCTGGGCCTCAGAACCAATACGGGTAGAACGCAACGACGGACCCATCGGAGTCATCGTCCTCGAAACCTTCCCGCCTTCACCAGTAGCAGTAAACAAACCTTTCATGTTTGCTGTGTACGACGCATTAGCAGTACGAGTGAACGCTTTCTCACCAGCCCGCTTAGCCAACGCACGAACACCAGCCGCACCAACACCAGCGGCACCAGGAGCGGCAGTGATAGTCAAAGCAGAATTCACAATGTCCTTAGCGGTAGGTTTCTTAAAACCACTAGCAAGTGTTCCACCAGAACCAGCGAACCCTGAACCGGCCTGCTTCACCGGTGTCTTCGGGGCAGGCAACGAAGTAGTCTTTACAGCACCCTTGGCAGGGACTGTTGCACCTTTTGAAGAAACAGATTCCTGCACCGGTTGCTTCAAAGGCCGGATCCCACCTGCTTTAACAGCGGCATCCCATTGTTCCTGCGCAGACATTTTTTTCTTAGCGGCCATGTTGCGAACAATAACACAACATGATAACTTGCAACACCACAACCAAATCTCTTCCAAGGTCGTACACCATTCGCACGGTGCGGGAC